GTAATACCATCGACTTTATCGCCACGGCAGCAGTTGCCAGTGGTGCGCCAGTGTTATTGGGTAAAGTGGTTGCCGTGTCGCTTGGCAATGTTGCTATTGATGAAGTGGGTGTTGGTGCAACTGCAGGTGTGTATGAATTGCCTAAAGTGACCGCTGACGATATCGGCCAAGGTGTGCAAGTTTACCTTAAGTCAGACGGTATGATCACCACCACAGCATCGGGTAATACTGCAGCTGGTAAAGCATGGGCAGCAGCTGCCAACCCAAGCGATACAGTATGGGTAAAAGTTAATGCCTAGTTTGGCATCGGTATTTGCTGACCGAGTAAATGCCAAAATGGCGCGGGTGTTTCAGCGTTTGGCTGACCCGTGCGAGTTTGCCCCAGTGGATGGGGCAACGCCTTACACCCGCTTGGTGTCGTTAGATGATAACGGTAGCGAAATTGCCGTATCGTCTAATGAGTATGTGCCCGAGTTAATCATGCGTGCTGAGTTCTTACTCACCGAGGGTGATGTTAATTCCGGTGATGTATTCACCATTAACGGTGCAGAGTGCCGGTTAACGCAACGGGTTAGCACCGATTCAGTGTGTGTGACCTATGTGTATTTACAAATGTAGGTGTTGTTATGGCATTAACAATAACAGGCTTCGACGCAGTTGATCGCGAGCTTAAACGCATGCGGGCTGCGCAATCACCTGCCATTAATAGTGCCATAGATGATGCGGCTAAATTTGGTAATCAGCTTGCTGTAGATGGAATATTCAGCAAATACGGCTTTAAGTCTAAGTCGTATGTTGAGCAATATTTCAGTGTCAGCATTAATCCTAAAACCCTAACTGCATCAATTAGCGCAAGGATGCGCCCCAGCACCTTAACCCGTTTTGCCAGCCCACGTTATAAAGTGGGTAAGCGGGCGGCAAGGGTTGCAGGTGGCTTTAGCATAAACGTTATTCGCAATAAGCCGGTGTGGTTTAGTGGTGCGTTTACTGTCATTGGCCGCAACGGTAATCAACTTATGTTTAGTCGCAAAAAGGGTGATAACTCTTGGCGTGAACTTAATGGACAAAAAGCGTTATACGGCCCTTCAGTGGCAGGCAGCTTTGGGTATATGCGTGACGATTTAGAGCCACCCATTATCGCCCATCTGCGTAAAAAATATGGCCAATACGCTAAGTAGTTACATTCCTGTTTAGAGGTTCCCTATGATCCAAACCTTAATAGACCGACTCAAGTTGGTTGACGGTGCAACTGTGCGCGAAGGCTTTTATGCCCAAGGGCTGGCAAAAGAACAACAGTTTATCTTTTTACAGCCTTACACCGATTTGTTCGGTGCTAAAAATGGCATCAACCCTTACCGTGACGATCTCGCATTGCAAGTTGTTGCTGGTATCAACTTAAGCAAATCGACCACCCCCACAGCAGAGCTAATCAATTTAGTTCGCGACATTCGCAGCGCATTCTTTAAAGACGAACGTAATACCGAAAAACCGTCATGGCTACCCAAAGCTATTACGTTTAAAGAATCTGAGCCCTGTAAATACATCATGCCCGAAGCCCACGAAAAACATGGTCTGGCGGTCATCACTTTAACCCTAGTTCAAACCGTTAGATTTGGAGAAAAAATAACATGAGCGAAACAGTAGTAGAGAGTTATATCGGTTCGGGCATCGTGTATGTCAACGGCCGCGATGTGGGTAACGCCAGCGGCGTGAATATCTCAATCGAGCAAGAAACCAAAGAGCAACCGAACCATCGCGGAGGTGGCGGTAACGCTGCTGAAATCACAGTGGTTAAATCGGTTAACTTATCGATGACACTTAACGACTTTAGCAATGCCAACTTAGCGTTAGCACTGCGCGGTAAAATCGATGTGTTAACGGCAGAGTCTGTAACAGCAGAAGTCGTTATTGCCGTGTTAGACGGTTTAGCTGACACATCAAAAATGATTGATACCGAGATTGCAGCCGTGGTGACCGACACTGCTGGTACCACAACTTACGATGTGAACACCGATTACATTGTCAGTGCTGCGGGTATTCGCGCATTAAGCACAGGTGCCATCACGGCAGCTGAATCACTTAAAGTCACTTACACCAGTAAAGCCGGTAATGCGTTGCAAGCACTGGTTGAGTCTGGCGAAGAAGTGAAGGTAGTCGTTGACGGTATTAACGATGTAACCGGCAAGCCAAGCGTGCTTAAGTTTTACCGTTGGAAGCCTACCCCTACATCGGGCCTAGACTTAATTGGCGACGACTTCGGTTCATTCGACATCGAAGGCGGCGTTCTTGCCGACAGCAGCATTGTTGCCGCGGGTAAGTCTAAGTTCTTTGTGCGTAGCGCAGCGTAAATCGTTTTACCCCAACAACCCACAGCACTTTCTTACTACTTGAGTGTTGTGGGTTTTTTATTTTGTTTTTTAACGCTAATTTGGTGATGTATGAGTTTTAAAGACCAAGTCATTAACCTGATCATTCAGGGCAAAGATTTATTTTCCAGCGAAGCTAAAAAGTCTGAAAAGGCTGTTGCCGAGTTAGCGTCAGAAAGCGAAATTTTAAATGCCCGTTTAAAAGAGTTAGAAGATTTACAAGGTGCGGCTGACTCAATTGATGGTTTAACCGCATCAATCAGTAAAGGTGAAAAAGCCTATAAAGATAACTCGGTTGCTCTGGACAAACTGGTCACCGAACAAAAGTCAGCAGTTAAAGAGTTAAAGCAACTTGAGGCAGCGCAAAAAGCGGCAGAAGGTTCAACCAATCAACTTGAGCAAGAATACAATCAAGCTCAAGCAGCATTAGTTAAATATGAAACCGAGCTACAACAAGCCCGGGTTGAAGTCGCAAAGCTCAGCACCGAACAGCAACAAGGTGCCACGGCCAGCAAAGAACAAGCGGCCGCATTAACCAAAGCCAGTACCGATTTACAAGATTTAACTAACGAACAAGCCAGCGCAAAAAATGCCGCTACTGAATTGGCAACTGCATTAGATACCCAACGCCGAGAACTGCTTGAGGTTAGCGCCGCCACCGAAGCTGCTAGTCGAAATAAAGCTGATTACACATTAAAGGTTAAAACCGCTCGCACCGAGGTAAACCAGTTAGCGAGCAGTATTAACAAAAACAAAACTGAATTAGACAAAAACACTGCCAGTTTAAAAACGGCTGGCGTCAGCATGGACAACCTTGCTGATGCTACCAAGGACTTAAAGCAGCAACAAGCCGCTGCCGAAACCGCATTAGGCGGCGTAAACACCAAGCTTGAAAAACACAATAAGTTATTAACCGAATCTAAAAAGCAAGCCGGTGATTTTGGTGGCAGCATTAAAAGTGCAACTGTCTCATTGGTTGCCATGGCCGGTGCCTACATTGGTGTCGATAAGTTATGGGAAAGCCTAAAGTCGATACTGACTGCGGGTGATGAAGCAAAAGCCTTTGGTGTGCAAATGACCGCCATGATGGGCAGTATTGCTGGCGGTGAGCAAGCCACTGCATGGATTAAAGACTTTGCCAATAATACCGGTACCCGCTTAGATACCGCTAAAAAAGCGTTCGCGTCGTTAAAAACATTTGGCATTGATCCAATGAATGGATCATTGCAGTCGATGGTTGATTACAACGCACGTTTAGGTGGCAGCCAAGAAAAGCTTGAAGGTATCATTTTGGCTGTCGGCCAAGCATGGGCGAAACAAAAATTGCAGGGTGAAGAAATACTGCAGTTAGTTGAACGCGGTGTACCTGTTTGGGATTTGCTTGAAAAAGTCACCGGTAAAAACGTGACGCAGTTGCAAAAAATGAGCGCAGCAGGCGAGTTGGGCCGCGACGTCATGAAGCAACTGTTTGACGAAATGGGCAAGCAAGCCAACGGCCAAGCTTCAAAAAGCTTAGAGTTGTTAGGCGGTCAAATTAATTTAATCTCAAATAAGTGGACCGAGTTTAAACAAATCATTGCTGACTCGGGTGCATACCAGGTAGCGGTTGATTTACTAAAAGACATTAACGAAAAGTTTGATGAGTTAAATCAAAGCGGAAAAATCAAACAAGCCGCGCAAGATGTTAGCGACTTTTTTACCACACTTTTAAAAGAGGGTGGTAGTAGCCTAAAAACCACGCTTGAAAACATTACTGCATTTACAACAGGGCTAAACGTTATTGTTGGCAGCGTTCGGCTTGCTTTTAATGTAGTGACCTCCGTTGTTGCGACATTTGGTGCGGCAGTCACTGGGGCGTTTGCTTTATTCCCGCTTGGTATGGCCAAGGCGTTAAGCGTTTTTGGTGACAATGCACTCGCTCAAAAATTTCAAGAGGCAGCTAACGGCTTACTTGCTATTGCAAAAGGCTATCTTGATCAAGTTGAACAAGATGCGTTAGATGCAAATGCATCGCTACGACAAATGGGGTTTGACATTCGTGTTGACTCCGACGCCACCACCAAAACCCAAGTAGATAATGCCGCCAAGGTTAAGTCTGCAATGGAGCAGCAAGCCGAGGCGCGTTATAACAGCTATCTAAAAGATTTAGCAGCTAGTGAAAAAGTCGCTGCGTTAGCAAATAAAGAGGTTGAGGACTGGAAGGCACGGCAAAAGGCGGCGGAAGATCATTACAACCAACTTAAGCTCAGTGGAACCGCCTCGCTAGAAGAAATTGAAGCAGCCGAAACAAGGTATGGTAATGCGACCTTAAAGGTAACTGATTTACTGGTTGCTCAATATTCAGCGCAAACAAACTTAACGGATGCTCAAGTTAAGCTTAATGCAGCCACCGTGGTTTTTTTAACGGCTCAAAGCAAGCTTGCTGATACAGAGCTTGCAAAGGTACGTAATGCTTATATCGATGGTACTGCATCAATAGAGGACTACGAAAAAGCTCAGGCCACTGCCAAGATAGCAGCAGAGGCATTAGCAAAAGCGCAAGATGAATTGGTTAACTCAACAGACGCACAGACAAGGGCTGTTAATGATTATGAAGCGGCGATGGAGCAAGCCAATGTCACTACATTAAAGTCGCTGCAAGATTTAGCGGCCAAAGCAAAAACAGCCTATGACCAGACTAGTGAAGCCATTAAAAATGGCGTCGGCTCAACTTATGACGCTGAGCAAGCCTTTTTAAAATATGCGGACGCATCGATAAAAGCCGCGGCGGCTGGTGATAAGCAGGTCGAGGCCAGTATTCGTCAACAAGCTGCTAATCTTGGCTTGAGCGATAATATTGAGGATTTAATAAAGCAGTATTATCGGCTAAAAGACTCGCAAAAGGATTTGGTTGATGATGTTAATAATACTGAAGACCAAGTAAACAATGCGAACCAAGGCATTGGCACTACCATGGAAAACACCATGGGGGTGGTGGTTAAAAGTTCGCAGCAAGCCGGTTCTGCATTAGCCAGTGTTGCCAAGTTCTTCACCGATTATTTAAAAAGTGTTACAGCTGAAGTCGCTGAACTCAGCACAGGTGCTGTAGCTTACTTTAAGTCGATACTGTATGGCCAAACGCTATTAACTGACTCAAGCAGTGAACTAGAGAAAACCATTAAGATTTACAAAAATCTAAGTGGTGAGATTGGTGATCTGCTTGATGTGCAAGCCAAGTCAATCGATTTTACTGGCATTAGTAATTTCGCTCGTAAAGCCGAGATAGCCGGTAAGCAAGCGCAGGCTGCCTATTATGGCCAACGCATTGAACTGTTAAAAATGGTTGATGCCCTTGATGCTGCCGAAAGTGGCAACATTGGCTTAATCAATAGTGCCGAACGTGCGGCTAACTCAATGAACTTGATGAACGATCAAGACTTGGGTGTGCTGCGCACGGCCATTGATTCAGCCAAATCGAGCATGGACTCATTACGTGACAGTGCTCAATCAACCCTCGATACGTTGCAAGATGAACTAGACGGTTATCTTGGCCGCCAGAATGAAATCGAAAAGCGTCGTTATCAGCAAGAGCTAGCCGATATTAAAACCCAATTAGCTCAGGCTGAATCAACGGGCGACAAGACATTAATCACCCAACTGAGAGAAGCCGAAAAAACGCTAAACAAGGTTTACGCTTATCGCACCGCCGAAATAAAAGCCCAGCAAGACGCCAGCGAAAAGCAAGCCATTAGCGACGCTGCTACCACCAAACAGCAATCTACCGCGAGTGCTGTGCAAACCAATGTGACTACCCAAACCCAGCCAACCATTACAACGGCCGCCGCGAATAGTAGCGACACCGTAGTGCTGCAGCTGCAAGTGGGTAACCGCACGTTTGATGCACAAACCAAGCGCAGTATTGTGAATGAACTTGTGGCCGAGATTAAGCGTTTGCAGTCGGTGGGTGGTTAGCCGCTCGTTTGCAGTAACACTATATAAAGAGGCGCTATGTTTAACACCACTATCGACACCATTGTGTTGACCGAACCATTGCACTGGCTAAACCGCAATAACACCCAACGGGTTGCTGCCAATATGAAGCGGGCACTTAACGGTGCCCCGCATATTCAGCAAACCATCATCCCTGCAGGTATTGCGTTGGAGCTTGGCAGTAAAAACGGTTGGATGCCCCGCAGTGAGTTCGAACAACTGCAAGCCCACGCGGCCACCACATTAACCGAGTTTACGATTAACCACGACGGCAGTGACATTAACGTGATGTGGGATAGCACTCAAAACAGCGTGATCACTGGTGACGATGTTGACGACCAATTGGGTGGGTATCCGTTGCTGACAAACGTGGTATTACGATTTTTAACGCTGTAACTCTTTCTCGCTTATTGATAAACACAGGTGGCCCATGAGCATTACCCGTAATGATTTAAAGATATTTAAACCCGAACAGTTGGGTACCAGCGACGATGCTGGCGGCCAACGAACTCGTAATGCGGTGCAGTCTGGTAAGTTAAATGAATTATTTACTGCGATTTCTGACATTGACCACGCGCAATCGTCACTCGATATTGTTAAGTGTTATCCCGCTTTAGACACCATAGACACTGGCACCTTGCTTGATGCGCATGTGTTTATTAGTCAGCCACCGAGTGATCCGCTCGTGTCGATGTTGTTAGTTGAAGCCGATGCATTAGACGATGAAGACCGCATGGTCGAAATGAAAGAGATTTTAGAATCGTCGGTTACCGCTGGGTCATTAATCCGTTCAGGCGCACCAGGCTTTTTACCTAATCAAAACAGTTTTAGCCGCGAGTATTTACAGTCTACATATATGTTTGACGGCAAAGAGTATCGCAAAACCACCAGTTTACGTGTTGGCCAAGTGATTGCCATTACCGTTGAGTATGCAGGTATTGAAGATGCCGACTGGCCGCGTAAAACCCATTACGCCATGGTGACCGATACTAATGCACCAGGTAACAGTGAAGGCAATATTGTATTTGACCCACCCATCGATTTTGCTACCCCTGACTATAACGTCACCGTGAACGCCACCAGTAATTGCACTAAGCTGCGACTCACCAACGAAGCCAGCCCGTTAACGTTTCACGGTGTGAGTAAGTTAACTGCCGCTAGCAGCAACAAGAATCTAGCCGTGCAAGCAGTGCAGCAAAACCTATTGCCAGTGGTATTAAGCGAACAAGTTAAAACAGGCCAAGCCATTAGCGACGGTGACATAGTCCGTAAAACGGTATCGCAAAATGCGACAACTGCACAAAGCTATCAGTTTGCCTTGGTTGATGTATTACAGGGCGCCAATATCGCCGTTGATTACACCCCAATCACCAGTTACACATCGGGCGGCATCCAATACGGCAGTGATGATGCCATTGTGGTGGTAAGCAGTGACACTGTGAGTGTGACGTTATCGCGTAAACCTGACCTCAATACCCCTGTGTCGTTGCAGTACATCTCGGGTGTGTCGTATCAAAACTATGACAATGCTGATGCATTCCCTGTAGATCGCGAATTGGTACCCAACACGTTAACGGGTAAAGTGACTCGCCAAAGTACGGCATATCAATTTACCGAGCGTGATGGCGCGTTATACATCACAGTTGTTTCGAGTGTTGGGTCGCTTGTTGTTCAAGAAGAAATACGTGCCGCCATTGTTGATTATCAAACAGGCATCATCACACTTGAGAATGGTATCTCTAATCTTGTGTATGTTGGCTTAGTCATTGCGCCCGAATCAGCCAATGTGGCTACGTTTGTACTCAATGCCAGTGATGCATTATTAGACACCTTTTACGTGCAAGTGTTTACCGTGGGCGATGTATTAATCAGTGCCAGCTGCGACAGTAACGGCACGGTAACGGGTACAGGCATTAGCGGCAGTATTGTGAATAACCTGGTGCAGTTGTCGTTTACTCAAGACGTTAAGTTAAGCACCTTACGCTATGACATTACCGAGCAGGTGCGCAACTTACCGCCTGCTGACATTTATGGCCTAAACCCGTTGCGGATCCCCAATGCAGGTATTGTCGATATTTATCGCGCTTGGGGCACCATTGCAGTGTCGCATACTGACTACCAAAACATCGTTAGTCCAAGTAATGGCACGGTTATTACTATTCGCACTGGCAGTAACTTTGTTGATATTAGCGACGCCACAGGTGCCAGTTTGTGGACCGCAACCAGTGATCACTTTAGCGTTGATAGCGCAGCCGGCACGGTTACCTTAAACAGTGACTTTAGCGGCTTTACTGCACCATTTATTTTAAGCGACACCATTAGCGAGTTGGCATTAGTGACTGCAGTTAACACCAATACAGTCACGATTTCAGCTGCGTTGTCGCGGGAATACCCCATTGGTTCAAGTGTGGCCAGTGTGCAAATACTCGGTGACTTACAAGCGCGAGTCGGCAAAGTGCGCGATATGACCAGCTGGGCTAACAATTGGGACTTAGACGGTGAAGCAGCTCAAGGCACGTTAAACACGGTGGATTACCCAATTGAAGTCACCAACGCTGCGGCAGTGAATGAAGACTGGGTGTTGGTGTTTACCTCTACCACAGCGTTTCGTTGCGTCGGTAAACGTATTGGTCAAATTGCCACGGGCGACACGGTAAACGACTTTGCCCCAATTAACTCGCTAACTAATCAACCTTACTTTGTGATTCGTGCCGGTGCGTTCGGTGCAGGTTGGAATCCTGGTGAAGCCATTCGCTTTGCCACGATAGCCAGCGCAAAACCGGTAATGCCAATTAGAACCGTGCAAGCAGGCCACAGTCAAATCAACACCGACCGCGCCGTATTGGCGTTTCGCGGTAACGAAGCTTAATTACTTTTAATTAAAACTATTTTCGAATGAGTGCCGGCAGCAATGTCGGTACCGCTTTCGCGTGAGGAAAAATCATGGGATTACCAGTAACAGTTTATCGAAGCACAGATGTTGGGGCGCCACAGCTTGATGGAACAGTTGGCGCGTGGTTGAATGTTATTCAAAAATGTTTGGTTGATGGTTATGGTACTAAAACTGCACTTGGTTGGAGTCGTGCTTTTTATGATGTAACAACAGGTCGTGTTATTTATCGTAACAATACATCAGATGGTGGTTCCGGTGGAGTGGTTAGTTTTAGTGCTGAATTAGATAATGTTACATCAACATCTAAATCATTAGTTATCCAGTGTGCTAAAGATGCTGGCGGTATAGATTCACTATCTTTTTCATTGCCATCACTGTATCGACTTTGTAACACATCAGGTTTGGCATGGGAGTTGATTGGAACCTCTAGGGGGTTTTATATAATACAACATAATACATCTAACTCTAATCTGAATACTTCTTTCGTAACCAGTCAATGGACGATATTTATAGGTGATATCATCAGTTATTTTAATAATGATGATGGTATCTTCACTATGGTAAGTGGGTCTGCTATAAATTCTAACACTACTAGTACCGATCACACATATTCAATAGGTGGTACTTTTTCAACGAATGCTACTTTGTTTAATGTAGATGGAACATCATCAAAAATATTGTATTCAATTCCAGCATGGACATGGATGTATACAGGTTTTCTCTCTTCGACTAATACTTTTGACCCGGTTGGTCTAAATGCTACGGTTGTACTTACCCCAGCATTACTAACATTGAGCATTAATACTAAAGATGTTAATGGCATTAACAGTTATGAAAGTCAGGTATCTCCTAGTATTAGAGGTGTTGTTTCAGGTTTATATAGTTCACCAATGGGTTGTTATGACAATGATACATCATACCCAAGGGAAGTTAGTTTTGATGGTTCTCTATATTCAAGAGTGCGAGGCGATGCCGCCGCTAATCTTTGGATAAACATTGAGAGTTGGAATTATGCCTAATGTAGAATTTGTCTCTGGTAAGCCACAATATGACTTTCAAGGTTGCGTTACTGTTGACTGTGATGTACTAGCTGAGAGATGTGTTGTATTTAACCATAAAACAATGACTCCTATTAGATCTAAAGTAGTAAATGGTACTGTTATTAGATTTAGGTTGCCTCTTAAATACACAACTAGGTTTGATTTATGCGTCATTATAGTTGATGCAAATACTGAGTATAATGCTGCTATTTTAGATGGTGTTCAGGCTGAAATAATTGACGCGAATTTAGTGAAAATATGATTCAATTACGCTTTAGCCAACCTTGGCCAAACGCCAGTTCGCCAATTACCATTCGGTTTGAAGGCGATGTGGTACCAGAACCGCCAATCCGTGCACCGTCTTTGGGTATTCATTTGGGCGTGACATGGCAACCGCCATTATTCGCTGCTAATGATTTTCAGTTAGCCAACACCATTGAACGCCTAGGCAATCAAGTTCAGTTACGTGTGTTATCAAATCCCGCAACAGAAAGCTATGTAACATCTAAGTGGCAAAAAAAACCACTCACTCAACGTCAAACAGTAATACATTATGCTGGCAATGAGTTAACTGGGTTAACCGTAAATTGGCTTTGGTTTGTTGCGCCTAGTGTTGAGCAAATTAGTATATTGGCTTGGTTGGTACCTAATCAACACAGCACGATTATGTCTGTCGATTGGCAAGTCACACCAAGGCTGAATACTTTGCAGGCCACTATCAATTGGTGTGATGGTGCAGCATTAGTTAACGATATCACTACGGCTTATAGCTATGGCAATATCAGACTAATACAACCAAGCATTGCATGGGGGCCACATACCGCGAGTTGGATTTGTTCAACCCGATATCGACCACCTACAGGCAAAGTGACGATTAGATTTAGCGAACCTTGGGCCAATTCAACCAAACCATTACAGCTGCGTTTTACCGCGTCAGCAAACTATTGCTACTTTGACGACGGTGGTGGTTTAGTGGACGCCAACCCAAGTTTACCCAGCCTTGATTTTGAAACCCCCATTGAACCCCAACTGCGCAGGTATTATTTAATGCAGCCAACCATTACGTGTGTGCGTGTGTCTGACGACGTACCGATTGTGATCAGTAATATCAGTATTA